CTACCTTTCAGGTTTTGCACAAGCTTCTGTAAGTGCAGTTGCCAGTACCGCTAATACTACGGTTTCTGGAACTAAAGCTGTATCAACTGCTGGTTCAGATGAATTGTTGACTTCAATGAAATTGAGGAAAGATTCTTTTGGTAATATTACAACTAGTTCGGCAGGGGATCACTCAATTCCTCTTGCTCCAAGGTTGCCCGGAGCTAGTGCTCTGCCAACTGCAACAGCATCGCCTAACATGGTTATTGCCAGAATGGGTCGTCTTTTAGACACTCAATTTGTTGACAAAGATGGTCGTTGGTTAGTGGTGTCTCCACATTTCATGGAAGTTTTGATGGACGAAGATTCTCGTCTTTTAAATCAAGATTTTGGTGAATCTGGATCACTACGCAACGGTCTTGTTCTCAACAATCTTTATGGCTTTCAGGTGTTTGTTTCTAACAATCTTCCATCAGTAGGTACTGGTCCCGGCACAAGTGGTACGGCAAACCAGAACTCTAACTATGGTGTGATTGTAGCTGGACATTCATCTTCAGTAGCCACTGCGAGCCAGATTACGAAAACAGAATCGTATCGTGATCCTGATAGCTTTGCTGATATCGTGCGTGGTATGCACCTTTATGGTCGTAAAATTTTACGTCCTGAAGCAATTGCCACAGCGAAATACAATATAGCATAGGGGAGGTATTACAATGGCAACTTTTGATATGACATTAGCATCAACCACTGGCGTAAGTGCTAACTCTATTGCATCTAATCAAGTTACTCGCCCCGGAAGTGCTATGAGAATGGTGGATGCCATTCTTGATATAGACGCTCTAGCTGCAGATGGCTATAGCTGTACCAATGGTGATATTTTCCAACTTCTAGAAATACCTGCAAATACTTTTGTTTTATTTGCTGGAGCAGAAGTTCTTAAAGCCTTTGACGGTAGTTCTCCAACAGTAGATATTGACTTTGCTGCTGGTGATGATATTGTTGATGGTGGAGATGTTACCTCAACAGGTATTCTCGCTGAAGGAACAAACGGTCAGTCCAATGACGTTATTACTGGTGCTGACTCTTTGTTTGAATGTTTTGTAACTACAACAGATACAATTGACGTTAAGTTGATTGCCTCTTCTGCTGATGTTACCGAAGGAAGACTGCGAGTATACGCTTGTATAGTTGACGTAAACGGCTATGCAGAAGCCGCAGACGAAGTTGATAGAGATCAACTTGCATAGTTAATTTTGGTGGGGAGAGGAAGTATATTCTTCTTCCCATCATTTTCTCATATAGGATAACAGATGGCAAATACCTTTTTAATATATACTAATGATGTTCTAGCTAAGATGAATGAAGTACAATTAACTTCTTCTGATTTTAGTAGTTCTCGTGGTATTCAAACACAAACTAAAAATGCTGTAAATCAAGCGATTAGATATATTAATCAAAAAGAGTTTGCTTGGCCTTTTAATGCAGCAGAAGCTTCAAAAACATTAACTGCAGGAATTACAAGATATTCATTGCCTTCTAATACAAAACATGTAGATTATGCTTCTTTTAGAATTAAAAAAAGTGATACATTAGGAAATGCTTCACAACATTTATCGGTATTAAATTACCATGAATATGTAGACAGACATATAAATCAAGAAGATGAAGTAGTTAGTACCGCATTAAATGGTTCTCATACTGATTCTGTTACAACTATAACAGTAGATTCGACTACAGGATTTGATTCTACTGGCACAATTGTTGTAGGTACAGAAGAGATTACATATACAGGAACTAGTTCCACTACCTTTACAGGAGCTACAAGAGGAGCAGGAGGAACAACTGCTGCTGCTCATTCAGATGATGATACTGTAACACAATTTGATGGTGGAAGTATTCCTTCCCATGTAATTCGTACTCCTGATAATGGTTATGGTTTATTTCCATATCCAGATAAAGCATACACATTAGCATTTGATTATTATACACATCCTAGTTCTGATTTAGATGCTCATGGTGATACAACTACTATTCCAGATAGGTTTAAACATGTAATTGTAGATGGGGCAGTATCTTATGTATATTTATACAGAAGTGAAGTACCTTTATATGAAAGAAGTTTTGCATTATTTAATGAGGGTATAAAACACATGCAAACACTTTTAATAAATAGATTTGATTACGTGCGAAGTACTTACATACCTCGTTCAACTAATTCTGCATATACCACCTCTTCATCATTTTAGTTATAAAGAAAGGAAAATAAAATGACGCAAATACCTCAAGGTAATAATATGTTTTGGGATGTGCAGTCTGTAATTACTGTAGGTTCTAGTGCAGCCCAAACAAATGTTTCAAATTACAACGTAGCTACAATGCATTTAAATGGAGAAGCTTACGTTAATTTTAGTAGCTCAAGTACTGCTGCAGTAAGTACAGCAAATGATATTAAATTAGCTGCAGGTCTTCACTCATTAACTGTTCCAAAACAAGTAGGAAATAATCAATATTTAAATTACGCTCGTGTTGGTGGTACTGATGTAACTATGCGTTTAGTATTATCGTAAGGAGAATAGAATGGGAATTTTATCAGGACTTATAAGTGAAAATGTTGATAGGCACACTCAAGATATTATAACTCTTACTGCAACAGCTTCAATAACTACAGCCGATCATTCAGGAAGAACACTTCTAATGGGTGAGGTAGGCGGTGATGCTGCTGCTACTTTTACACTTCCAGCAGCCACAGGAACAGGAAGTGTTTTTAGATTTGTTGTTTCTGTAGTTAATACTTCAAACTACTTAATTAAAGTAGCAGATGCAACAGATACTATAGATGGTCAAATTGTAATTACTGATGCAGATGGAACAGACGCTGCTTCATTTGTAACTGCTGCTACTTCAGATACCATCACACTTAATGGCACAACTACCGGTGGTGGTGCTATTGGTGATTATGTTGAATTGATAGATATAGCATCTAATCAATATACAGTTAGTGGCATGGTAACATGTGCTGCTGGCTCAAATATTGCAACTATGTTTAGTGCTACTGTATCATAATATATGTATATTAATCTTAGCTAAGAAAGGAATATAAAATGGCAAGTTTTAAATTGACACAAGGGATATCTCGTGTTCCTGAAGATGTCTTTGTTGAAGATGGCATGACTGTCACTTCAGGAGGTTTAACAGTTACTGCAGGTGGTGTTACAGTCACTGCAGGAACTACTACTCTAGGAGGCTCGTTTGTTCGTGATCTAGTAACGCTTACTGCAACGACTACTATTACACAAGCAGACCATGCAGGACGTATTTTACTTATGGGTGAAGTAGGTGGTGACGCTGCTGCTACTTTTACTCTTCCAGCAGCTACTGGCTCTGGCGATGAATACAAATTTATTGTATCTGTTGTCAATACCTCTAACTATATAATTAAAGTTGCAGATGCTACTGATACCATTGATGGTTCAGTAGTTGTGACTAATGATAGTACAGATGGTGGTACGGCTTCTCTTATTTCATGGCCTACCCTAGCTGCTTCAGATACCATTACTCTTGATGGTACTACTACTGGTGGTGTTCAAATAGGTGATTATGTTCTACTGACCGACATTGCTACAAATCAGTATACAGTTAGTGGACTGCTTAATGCTTCTGGAACTGAAGCTACACCATTTAGTGCTTCTGTATCTTAATGAAAATGATTAATGCTGTTGCTGCAAAATGCGGTAATGAAAATTGCAAATGTGAGAACTATAAATGTTCTCAAGAGGATTCTTGTGTCTGTAATGAAGGACCAAATGAATGGCGATAAGACTAAAAAATGCAGCAGCAGCATTATCTAGCACTAACCTTACTTCAGTATATACTTGCCCTTCAAATTTTACGGCAAGAATAAGAGAAGCATGGATAACAAATGTAGATGGATCAAGTGCAGCTAACATAACTTTAAAATGGACAGATACTTCTGCAAGTGCTACGTATGATTTACTTAGCACTTTTAGTGTAGCTGCAGATAATTATTTACAACTCTCTGATACAAATATTATATTAGAAGCAGGAGATATTTTTAAAGCACAAGCTTCTGCTGCAGATGATCTTACTGTATCTTTATTTATTGAAGAAGAACTTAATGTTACAGGATAAATTTTAATGCCAGATACTTCCGCTATATCTCCAGTTACAGTTTCTTTAGGAGGAGGTCTTATTTTAGATAAAGATGACTTTTCTATTCCTCCGGGAGCAGCAGTAACTTTACAAAACTTTGAACCAAGTATAAAGGGAGGTTATAGAAGACTTACAGGAAGTAGTAAGTTTGATAGCAACCAAGTAAATAGTACAAATCCAATTTTAGGCGTTAAGGTATTTAATAGTGGAGTATTAGCAACTTCAGGAAATGTGGTTAAATTTAGCACAGGAAGCGGTTGGTCTTCAAGTATTGCTACAAGAACCTCTGCTGGTCGTTATAAATTTGATGACTTTAACTTTACAAATGCTCAAAAAATAGTAATGGTAGATGATGTAAATCAAGCTGCTACCTATGATGGCACTACATATACTTTACTAAGTAGCACTGGTGCTCCTGCTGATCCATCTTCTGTAGCCGTATTTAGAGAACACATATTTTTTGCAGGTATGAGTAGTAATCCACAAGAAATTGTTTTTACTGCTCCTTTTCTTGAAAATGATTTTACTACTGCAAATGGAGCAGGATCTATAAAAGTTGATACAAGCATTGTAGAATTAAAAGTATTTAGAGATGCTTTATTTATTTTTGGTAAAGACAAAATATATAGACTTACAGGAACAAGCGTAGCAGATTGGCAAGTAGTTCCTGTAACACGAACATTGGGGTGTGCTGATGGATTTTCTGTTCAAGAAATAGGTGGAGATCTTTTGTTTTTATCTCCTGATGGATTAAGAACAATTGCTGCTACTGCTAGAATTGGTGACGTAGAGTTAGGCACTGTATCTAAACCAATACAACCAAGAATTGAAGATATTGGATTTGATAATATTTCTTCTGTTATTGTTAGAGGAAAAAGTCAATACAGATTATTTTACCCAAAAACAGGAGGAACTGTAGAAAATAGTAATGGTATTCTTGCTACATTAAAAAGAACACAAGAGGGAACTATTGGATTTGAATATGCAGATATAGTAGGAATAAAACCTTCTTCTATGGATTCTGGATTTATTAGCAATACAGAGTACATTATTGAAGGAGGATATGATGGGTATGTGCGTAGGCAAGAAAGTGGTGATACTTTTGATGGATCAAATGTTATAGCTGTATATCGTTCTCCTGATTTATCTCTTGGAGACACTGGCATAAGAAAGCTTATGCAACGAGTTATTTTAAATTATGAAGTTGAAGGAACTATAGCGGCA